TTCCGTCGATTTCGGTCGACGATATAATATTAACGCATCAAGACTAACTTGTCAATCTCATTTATTCGCTGCGTAACTTTTTTTCGGGTGCGCTCCAGAACGGTCTCTATCTCTTCCTTGCATATAAAAACGAAAGGGTGAATTTCATCATCCATATCGGTTTCAAGTTTGTACTCATCAATCCTAGCGAGTATTTTTTTCAATTTTAGGCGCTCGTCAATTAATTCTGACACGGCTAATAATTACAACAAAAACTAAAATAAAGCAATGCGTCCAAAGCGGTTGCGTCTAAAAAACGAGCGATACGCAACTAAATAATTTAAGTCTTGTAATATTTACATGGTTTTTCAATTCATAAATTTGTTTCACAATATGATGTGATACGTTGCTTTATGTTGCACAATATTTTTTTGAAAATTTGTCAATGATTACATAATATGTATCTCTATGTATCTCTATAATATACCTTTTTAAGATAAGAGTTTATATAATATATAGTGTACTATTATAGTGTAGTATTATAGGGTATATAGGATTATAGGGGGTTAGAGGAAAAATTGCGAAACAGACGTTACATGCGTTACAAGATTTTTCTTAATAAATTCTTCAATCGTCAACTATTAAAAAACGCAAGACTTGCAATTCTGACTTAAACGATTCAAATTTATACCTGTGGAGATTCCCGGTATTCATGCCGCATTGCAAGATACTGACGTCATGATGAAGATCGTTGACCACGTCACGACCGGCGGCTCGGTCATTGAGCTGTCTCACCTGTGGGATGTCCCGTATCGCGTCCTGATTCGGTTCCTGCGTTCGGATCCATGTCGGAACAAGCTTTACACGCAAGCGCTTGAGGACCGCAAGGAATGGGCAATAGAGCGGCTATTGGGCGAACTTCGAAACATAGCATGCGTGGACATGACTCAAATACTTGACGATAACGGATGCTTAAAACCTACCGATACATGGCCTGAAGACGCTAAACAGAACCTCAAGAAAATAATTGTTAAGGAAATCTTTGACGACAAGGGCAATAAAGAAGGAGAACTCAAGACCGTCGAATTCCATGCCAAGCTTCGAGCGATCGAACTCTATGGCAAGCAGCTCCAAATGTTTATGCCCGATGTCAAGTCAGGTGACGGTCGCACGCTCGAAGAGCTTCTCTCAGGTTCTCGTGCTACGGATAAGTGATGGATCCAAGCGAAGCCAAACTTAAACGATGGCGCGAAGACTGCCTCTACTTCGCGACTGACGAATTGAACTTCCAGCCTGACCCGTGGCAGGTCGAGCTCTTCCAGGCGTTCTCGTCAAACGATCCGCAAAAGAAACGCATCGCAATGGCCGCCTGTAAAGGCGTAGGCAAGTCAGCGGCGCTTGCGATATGCATTCTAAACTTCATGGCGTCTCAAGGCGAACGTGGCGAGCATCCCAAAGGCGGCGCGACTTCGATCACTGAAGACAACATTTCAAACAACTTGTGGCCTGAGATATCCAAATGGCAGGGTCGTTCAGAATATCTTAAGCGAGCGTACACATGGACCAAGACCCGTTTTTTCTCGGTCGACCATCCCGAGACATGGTTTTTCTCACTGCGGACGTGGCCCAAGTCAGGCGATAAGAACGCACAAGCCAACACGCTTGCCGGTCTTCACTCGAAATATCTTCTGTTCGTCGTCGATGAATCGGGCGACGTTCCAGACTCGGTCTTCGCCGCGGCCGACGCGGGATTGACCGGGACTGAAGCCGGCCGCTTCCAAAAACTCCTGCAAGCCGGAAACCCAACAAAGCGCGAAGGTCCGCTCTACCGCGCGTGTTTCCATGAGCGCGATCTCTGGTACGTGATCAAAATCACGGGCGATCCAGATAATCCGCTCCGGTCAGCCCGGCAGAACATCGAATGGGCTCGCGATCAAATCAAGCGCTACGGTCGAGATTCGCCGTGGGTACTCGTGAACGTGCTTGGGGAATTCCCTGAGACTTCGATCAATGCGATCTTGAGTTCAACCGAGATCGAGGCCGCAATGAAGCGCATGGTTCACTACGACGGCTACAAGAACTCGCAGAAACGAATCGGATGCGACGTTGCACGCATGGGCGATGACATGACTTGTTTGTTTCCACGGCAGGGACTTCGGGCATTCAACTTTGTCGAGATGTCAGGTGCAGATGGTACGGAAGTCGCGGATCGCTTGATTACTTCCAAGGAAAAATGGCAGTCTGAACTCGAATTCATCGATGACACCGGCGGTTTCGGCGGGTCGGTGATCGACTCGATGTTCTCGCGCGGATACTCACCGATCCCGGTTAATTTTTCGAGTAAGGCCACGGATCCGAGGTATTACAACAAGCGAGCCGAGATGTACTTCAGGATGCGGGCATGGTTCAAGCGTGGTGCTCAATTGCCGAATGATCCAAGGCTACTCGAAGAGTTATGCGCGACGAAGTACACGTCTAAGAACGGGAAAATAATTCTGGTGCCGAAAGAACTTATCAAGGCAGAACTCGGGAGGTCGCCGGACCGAGGGGATGCACTCGCGCTGACGTTTGCGCAGGAGGAAGCGGTTTCCAGGTTGTCGCTTGAGGGAACGATGAACCGTGACAAGCCGAATCATGCCGAGACTGAGTGGGATCCGTACGAATCGACGGCGCAAGACTGATAGATTTAAACTGGATTAGTATTAAATTCATGGTCATCTAATTAAATCGGTTTAATACTGATTTCACAATGCGTGAAGTCGGACGCCTCATAGAGCGTCAAAGACAACTGCTTTCGATCACCCAAACTGAAATCGGCAAGAGGTTCACTCCGCCGGTCACGCCGCAATTCATCTACCACATTGAATCTGGAATCGTCAGGCTTCCACTGACTCGCGCGAAACAGATCTGCGAAATTTTAAAACTCGATCCCAAGGAATTAGCTACCGCGTACGTTGCCGACGTTGACGTTGCGGTGAAAGACGCGCTTGGGGTGCGGGTATGACTTCGATGCCGATCCAGCGAATGATCGACGAGTTCAATGCGCTCGCCCCTGCCGATCGGATTCAGCAGCTCGAAACGGTTGAATCCAATTTAAGAGCGATCGTTCAGGATAAACCGGACGCCGAATATCCGAATACGGCTCGGCATTACTTCTCGGGGAATCTGTATGCGCGGGAATTCTTTTTGGCAAAAGGCGCGCTGTGCTTGGGACGCGTGCATAAGTTCGATCACATTGCGGTTGTCGCGAAGGGTGACGTTTCTGTTATCGGAGCAGATGGATGGGTCAGACTCCAGGCCGGTGCGATCCTCGAATCCAAGGCCGGATCTCAGCGGCTCGTATTTGGGCATGAGGACACACTATTCGTTACCATACACGATGCTACGCGAGCAGCAGATGGAAGCCGAGGCGATGATGATCCAAAGAAAATGATGGACGCGCTCACGTGCGAGAATCGTCGGGAGTTCATGCGTTGGCTGAGCGAAGTGGAGGGCGCATGTCGTTTATCGCAATCGGCGTGACGGTCGGCGCAGTCGGACTTGGGTATTCAGTTTATAACGGCATTCAAACCGCGAATGCCGAGAACACGGCCATAAACCAGCAGAACGCAACCGAGCAGCAGCAGATCACTCAAGCCCAACAAAATGAAACCAATACGACCGCCGAGAACGATGCAGACCAGCAGGAAAAACAGCAAGAATCAGTTCTCGCGTCGATGGGTCTTGGAAAGCAGGGATGGGCGGGAACGATTTTGACGAGTCCGCTTGGGGTGCCGACGAATAGTGCAAACGCTGGAACGACCGGCGGGAAAACGATATTGGGGCAATGAAATGTTTAAACGTGCTGATATCGGGAAGGGGCAATAGATGTCGAATGTAGACGACTTCGAAACAAGCGCCTTATCAGATATCCAGGGAAACAAGCAGAAACCGCCCAAGGATAAGCCGAAACCAAACGAGTTCATGATCAACTATCTGACTCCACGTCAGAGATTCGAGATGCTCAGGCAGCAGATGAAAAATGAGCGCTCGACATTTTGGCCCACATGGGACGATTTGGCTCGGAACGTTCAACCAAGACGCCGCAGGTTTTTTGTTCAGGATACGAATAAAGGTTACTTGCGGAATCACCACATCATTGATTCGACGCCGACCTTGAGTCTTCGCACGATGAAATCAGGAATGATGGGCGGAATTACATCGCCCGCGCGTCCGTGGTTTCGCTTGGACACGCCGGATCCGACGCTCGCTGAAAACGCAGCGGTCAAGGAATGGCTATATGAAGTGACCGAGCGAATGCTCACGGTATTTCTTAAATCGAATCTGTATAACCAGCTCCCGATCTTGTACGGCGATCTCGGGTTGTTCGCGACGGCGGCGATGCTGATGGAGGAAGACGAGGATGAGGTCGTCAGATTTTATACATACCCATTAGGTAGTTATTGCATAGCGACTGATGAAAAAGGACGCGTGAATACTTGGATGCGTGAACTTGAGATGACGGTATCTCAGCTCGTCGATAAGTTCGGGAAAAAAGATCCGATCACGAAAGAACTAGATTGGGAAAATTTCAATTGGGAAAATTTCTCGGTCATCGTTCAGACGCAGATCAAGACGAACCAGTGGAACACGAAAATTTATGTAGTCCATATGATCGTGCCAAATGATCACTTTAAAATCGGCGCTCCTGGGCACATGGGGAAGCGGTACATATCGGCATACTATGAACAGGGCGCGACTTCCGTTGATTCTCAAATGTATAACGGTCCCGATGCTAATCGGTTTTTGCGTTACTCTGGCTACGATCGATTTCCTATTCTGGCTCCTAGGTGGGAGACGGTAGCGGAAGACGCTTATGGCACGGATTGTCCTGGGATTACTGCGATTGGAGATATCAAAGCGCTCCAGGTGATGCAGAAGCGTAAGGCTCAGGCGATTGAAAAAATGGTCAATCCGCCGATGACGGGGCCAGCGAGTTTACGAAATACCAAGACTTCGCTACTGCCGGGAGACATCACTTATCAGGACGTGCGCGAGGGGCAACTCGGATTTCGTCCAGTGCATGAGGTGAAATTCGATATCGCGGCTCTACTTCAGGATATTGAGGCTCATCAGCAGCGAATCGAGAAAGCGTTTTTTGTTGATCTGTTCATGATGATGATCAACGACGATCGCACGCAACCCGCGACGGCGACTGAGATCAACGAGAAAAAACAGGAGCAGATGTTAGCAGTCGGGCCCGTGCTCGAGCAGTTAAATCAGGACGTGCTCGATCCGATGATCGTTGGAACGTTCGCGCTCATGCTGAAACAGGGTAAACTTCCGGAACCTCCGATTGCGCTCCATGGAATTCCGCTGAAAGTCGAATACACCTCGATCATGGCCGAGGCTCAGAAGTTACTTGGTCTCTCTAGCACTGAGAGATTCTTCCAGTTTGTTGAAGGCGTCGTGCAGATATTCCCGCAAGCGGTGGACGCGATCGATATTGATGAAGCGATCTATGACTACGGCGACAAGTGTTCGATCGCGCCTAAGATTGTGCGGGATCCGAAAGCAACGGCTCAAATCAGGCAGTTCAAACAAAAAATCCAAATGCAGCAGCTCCAAAGTCAGCAACAGCTCCAGCAGTCGCTCGCAACGAAGCATTTGGCGCAGAGTCCTACAGATGGACCTAATGCGTTAACTGAACTTCAAAACCAGGCGCAAGCCGGTAATCCGGTACCGAATCAGTAAATATGGATAATGTAAAAAATGCAGCAGATGAAGACGCAGTGAAAAAGATGGCGAGCGATGAAAAAAAACACGCTCGCAATGAACTTGAAGACTTCCGTTACCTTCTTAAACTCCCACAATTTAAAAGAGTGATTTGGAATTTGCTCGAGTATTGCGCTCCTTTCGAATCTCCGCTGCATACGAATGCAATCATGATGGCCAACAACATCGGGCGCGGAGACGTCGGCCGAAACCTCATCGCGAAAATAAGTGATGCGGATCCGGCAGCGCTCTTTAAACTGAAAGAAGAGGCAAAAAATGTCTGAAGCAGTAACAACGACAGGTACACCCCAAAATCAAAATCAAGGTGCTCCTGCGCAACCCGCAGTACAGTCTCAACCAACGGCGGCTCCTGCTGCTGTGACCCCACCCGCTCAACCGGCGGCAGGGGGATCTCTGATTGATCCGGGCACGGCTCAACCGAATCCCACTCCCGCAACACCGGCAGCGACTACGGCACAGCCAGCATCTACCGCGACCGGGGGAGATAAACCTGTGGCCGCTCAGAACCCTGAGCCACCGAAAACGGATCCGGCTGTCCCTCAGCGAATCGTACCTGAAAAATACGAGCTGAAAGCGCCGGAGAAGTCGCCGTTAACCCCTGAAGCTATCAAGCGAGTTGAGGAATACGCAAAAGCGAACAAACTCACTCAGGACGAAGCCCAGCGCGAGTTAATCCGGGAAAACGACTCCGTGAAACGGTTGCAGGAGGGTGTGAACGAAGCAATGAAGCAGCAAGTGGATAGGTGGATCAATGAAGTGAAATCTGATCCCGAAATCGGCGGCGAGAACTATACGCGCACCGTTCAGCGTGCGCAGCTCGGAGTCGCGAAAGTCGGGAACGCGAAATTGATCGATCGCTTGAACAAATCAGGACTCGGAAACGATCCGGAGTTGGTCAGGGCATTTGCAAAAGTCGGAGCGCTTTTTGAAGACGATAAAGCCGTTCATGCCGGTAATCCGGTAAGCGCGGCTCAGCCGGATGTTCTTAAAGTGATGTACGACAAAACAAAATAACCAAAGGGGTAAAAAATGGGTGCAATTGGCTCAAACTGTCTTACTCTCGCGGACTGGGCAAAACGGAAAGATCCGGATGGAAAAGTCGCCCACGTCGTCGAGATTCTTAACCAGGCGAACGACATTCTTTTAGACATGTTGTTCAAAGAAGGTAACCTTGAAACCGGACATCGCACGACGATTCGTACCGGCTTGCCAACGGTTTACTGGCGTTTATTGAACATGGGTATTCCGCCTTCCAAAAGTACGACCGCGCAAGTGGACGAGAACTGTGGAATGTTGGAAGCCTACTCCGAGGTCGACAAGGATCTCGCGGAACTTAACGGTGACGTGGCGGCATTCCGTCACTCTGAATCCGTTGCGTTCTTGGAAGCAATGAACCAATCGATGGCCTCTGTTTTATTCTACGGAAACGTTTCGGCGAATCCGCAAGAGTTCAACGGGTTCTCGGTTCGTTATTCGTCTCTCGAGGCGCTTAACGGTCAGAACATCATCCAAGGTGGTGGAACGAGTACCGACAACACGTCCATCTGGCTCGTGTGCTGGGGTGAACAAACTTGTTTCGGGATTTTCCCTAAAGGATCGATGGCCGGAATTCGGCAGACCGATCATGGGGAAGTAACGATCGAGGTCACCGCTGGCGTTGCCGGTTCAAGGATGCAAGCCTACCGGG